CGGTTATTACTAAATCGCCACTACCTAAAATCGAATTACTATTTATCGTTTTTATGTTTGTGCCACTTACTAAAGTAGGTTGTACTGTTAAGTCACCGCTACCTAATATTGTAGTTGAATTAATGGTTTTTATGTTTGTACCACTTATTAAAGTGTCTTGCTTTGAAGACAAAATATTTGCACCTGTTACCGACTTTGTTACATAACCACCTGCTCCGTCACTTTCACTAATTTCTATTAAATCAGTATTTGCTATTGCTGAACCTTTTGCGGTTAATTGACTAATTTTTATATCTGCCATTTTATTTTATTTATTGTGTTACTCTTTTGTCGTTGTTTTCTGTTATTCTTTGGTCGCTTATTTCTGTTATTCTGTATGCACTTGGTATAATTATTGGTGCAGCTGTTCCTGTTATATTACCTATTCCTTGAGCGCTTAAACTTCCGTTACAACACTTTATTGAATAGCTTTTTCCGTCTTTACATAGGCAACCACGTTGACCGCCTTTTGGACTTGTTCTCGAAGGTAAAGAACCCCAACTACTTCCCATTTTTTATAGTGTTTAGGTAAGTCTTTAACTTTACGATATTAACTTCCTTTGGTTTGTATGTTCTTAAATGTACCACCCTGTATAATTATTGTTTGTGTCCGGAAACATATCACTTGTTGAATTTGTGTTGTATTCAGGAAACAAATTTGTGTTGTTGCTTATGTAGTCAATAAAACGTTGTGTGTAGTGTTGTGCTATTTGTGTTTCCTTTTCAATTAAAAAGTCTATTTCGTTTTTTTCTACGCTTGTTGAATTTTCAGAATTGTGTTTGTAAACACCTTTGTTTGAAATCGTGTAAGCTGCGAACGGCAAATAATATTTCATTGCTAAATGAATAAGCATCGGCTTTAAATAAACGGTTGTAAGCGTTAAATAATTTCCACTTAATGTATTTGCTATGATGTCCGCTTTTATCTTGTCTAATAGCTTCGTACCGGTGAAATTTTGCAAGTCTGTATCTTGTGCAATCTTGATGTATTGTATAAAATTGTCCGTGTCTACGTTTCCGTTTAACGAAGTAAATTTAACTAAATCTTGTCTTGTGACTAAAAGTGCGTCTGCCATTAATTCTCTTTTTTATTTGTAGGTAAAAACCCTTTGTTAGGCATATCAATTGGACGTTGTGCAACTAAACTTGGATTAGTAACTACATAACCAAATTTAGCGGCTTTTGCTTGTGCTAATTTTTTCGTGTTTGCGGTTATGTTTAATCCTGTTCCTTCAAAGACTGCATAAACTTGTTTGTTCCAACGGTGATGACAATTTCCACCGCCTTTGTATAACCAAATAGAATACGTGTCAGCACCTTTTGCACCCCAACCTGCGTTAACAACTTGTGTACTCATATTTAAAATATCTTCTTTTCTATAGATTTTATTTGCTTTTACCATTTGTGTACAAAATTCACGTGGATTGTCCGTTACTTCGCCTTCGTATTTATAACGAACAACAAACTTTACTCCGTCAATAGTTTTGTCTTGTCTACTTGTTATGTTTGGTCTTGCTTCTCCTGTACTAACCAAGTTTACAATTTTGTTTAATAAACTTTGTTTTGGTTCTTTACTCAACAACTCGTTTTCTTCGTCATCTGTGTCGTAGTCAACTTCTTTTTCGTCTATTAATAACCAATTGTCTTGTGGTTCTTCGCCTAAATCAATTAAAGGATTTGTGTGTGCGCTTAATTCCGTTCCTGTTTCTTCAGCAACTTGTTCTTCGTTCTGCGTGTTTTCCAAGTCCGTAAACTCAAGTGGTTGTAAAGTCTTAAAGAATAACTTTAAAGCAACTCCGTTGTAAGCTAATATGCTATCAAAAGCGTCTAATAATTCTTCTTGAAACGGTCTTATAACCATATTGTCAAAAAGTATGCTTGAATTTTTAAGTTCTTCTGCGTTACTTGAAAAGCCATTTGTTGAAGCAACTCCAAATAATAAAGGTGAAGTTATGTTGTGTCCTAACATAATCTTGCGTAAACATTCTTCGCTTAAATACGTGTACTGGTCTGCCGCGTCATTTAACGGTATATCGTCAACTGTTGTTTTACTTTCAGCGTTGTTGTTAAAAGCTACAATTACTTTTTGTCCGCGTGAACCTGTTAACTTGCTTAAAACTTTATTTGAAATAATACTTTGCTGTTCGTCCGTTGGTATTCCGTTATTAAAATTTACAACTTTAGTACCGCTAAATCCGTTTTGTACTTCGTTAATTAAGTAGTCTGCAACTTCTTCTTCTAAAAGTGTATAAGGAACAGCACCTTGATAGTCAGGATAAGCGTAATATTTCATTCCAACTGAATATGGTTTTGAATAAAGTATTTCTATTTTGTCTTTGCTATATCCAAAAGCGTTAAACCTAATTGGTGCAAACTTTTTAGTATCGTCCCAATTGTCCGAATAATAATAACCTGTTATGTTTCCGTCTTTGTCGCATTTTTCAGCTCTTAAAAGGTTAACAGGAATATGATATGCTTTTAATATTTTGTCGTGCTTGTCGTTGTAGTGTACTTGAATAGCAAATTGTCCAAACATTTTCCTATCAAGAACCATTTTTCTAACGTCTTCTTTGTGAAATAAAGACATCATTTGCGCGTACTCATTCGGCTTTTTATTAGCGTCTAATGCGCTTAAACCTTTTCCGTATATTAATCGTGCTACGTTGTTTATAATAGCGTTATTCGTTGTTGAATTAGAATATCTCTCAATTAAGAATTGAAAGTATTGGTCTCCGTCTTCAGTTAAAAAGTCAACCCAATTTTCTCGGTTTGTTTCCGAAATAACAGGTGACGTATAAGCCGACAAATTTAAAACGTGTAAATTATTCATATACTATAAAATCATTTGTTGTTGTATTACTTACATATTGGTTATTGTTAACCGAAAATGTAACTAATGGTTGTGCCGTGCAAAAAACACGGTCTTTAAATATAATGGTTGTACCTACTCTTAAAACTAAATTGTAAAAATGTCCTTCTACTAAACCAAAGGTTGCTGTAATTGTATAAATGTAGTCTCCAACAGTTCTTGAAGTAATCGCTACAGGTGTTGTTACGTTTGTTTGTTCGTCTGTAAGTTCCATAACATTAAACGTATTGTCACGTGGAATAAAACTAAACGTCTGCGAACTTCCTGAAGGTGTTAATACTATCATATTAGTATAATTAAATATTCGTGTTTTTGTTCTTTTTTTAAGACAAAAAAAAAGCCGAACTTACGAACGGCTTTAAAAATAATTTTTTTAATTTTAGTAAGGAACGATTGATGCTCCTGTAAAGACTGTTAATAATTGAGCGTCTGTAGATGGATTACCTAATGTTTGAGCAACGTTTAAGTGATTTGCAGGAATATTCTCTTGTCCTACAAGTGTCATTGTATATCCGTTTAAATCACCCATTGCAGTACCGTTGGAAATAGTTCCTGTTGTTACATCCATTCCATTAAATAAACCTGCTATAAAGAAATTATTAGCATTGGTTCTAATTACTACGTGTGGTCTTCCCCAAGCAAGTAATTTCATTTGCTTTGTAGCAACAGCGTCTAAACCTTTAATTGTAAAAGTTAAAGTTTGTTCTACAAAAGTAGTTCCGTTTTCTCTTGAACTTGTTATTGTTTGCTCAAAAGAATTTGCACCTTTTAAATCGTATTTATAAAGTGATGTTACTCCTGTAATAGTAGCAATACTATCTTCTGCTCCTGCGGTTGCGCTATAAGTTGGAACTAACGGAGTAGAGTCGCTATAGTTTATAAAGTAAATACTTTTTATACCGCCTACAAACTCTTTGCAAACTTCAGCCCTTGATTTTGTTAAAAGACAAGCCATTTCGTTTTGTTTTTAAATTATGAATAAAATAAAGCGCAGTTGCCTACGCTTTTTATTTAATATTACGCTCCGTAAGTTACTGCGTCTGAAGCAAAACCAATTTCAACTCCTGCATTGTAACGTAAAACTACACGTACATTTTGTGAACCATCAATGTCTGCCATATCAATAACTTTAACTTCGTTTTGGTCGTTTAATAAACCACAGCCAAAATAAAGGTTGTCTACAGTTGTTGCAATCATATTGTCTGCTCCAAGTCCGTTAGCCATAAAAATTGGAATTCCGTCAAACGAAAGTGAACCATTTGTGTACCATTGTGTACCTTGTGCGTTAACTCCGTTTGCTCCTAATCCACTTGCTCCAAATCCACCCAATGCGCGAACGTACAATTTAGCAATCTTTTGAGATACATAAATTCTTAGTCCTTCTTTTCCGTAAAGTGACGCAGGAATTAAATCTACTAATCTACCCATTTCACCTATTACAACTGCACTTGTTAAAGCTGCGCCTGTTAATGGTGTACCTACAAATGGCGCACCTGCTGCGATTAATTTTGCTTTTAAACCTAAATAAGAACCACTTGTTGCAGTTCCGCTCCATATTGCAGTTTCTGTTGCAGCTGCTACTTTTTCAGCAACGTGTGCAATTAAGAAATCAGAAAACGTTTTAGGTAAAGTTCTAAAACCACTATAACCCATTTCGGCAGTTTGCCAAGTTTGGAATAAATCTTTTTTACAAAGTTCAAGGTTTACTTGAAGTTCTTTTGTAGTTAAAACGCTTTCAGTAAGTGTTACGTCTCCTGTGTTTGTAAATGCACAAGAAGCATCAACTACGATTGAACCTGTTGCTACTTTTTGAATTACTTGTTTGTAAGCAACGTTTGGAAGTATTGTTACTCCACCTTGCTCTAATGTTGGTGCGCTTAATAAAGCTGCTGCGATATACTTACCGGCAAATTCTCCTGCGTAAGTTGTACCTGTTGTTACTAATGCCATTTTTTAATTTTTTTAAATTGTTAATACTTATTTTAAATTACTTATTTTTTCTAAAATTGAGTCCATTGTTGTGCGTGGTCTCTTTGAACCATATTGGAAGTGTTCAACTTCATTCGTGTTTTCAGGGTTAAACGCAATTGGCTTTACGTCTGCAAGTTCGGTTACTTCTGTTGCAACTTCGTCAACTTTAGACAACTTTTCTAATTGTGCTTTTAACTCTATATTTTCTGTTTTTAATTGTTCTATTTCTGCAAAGAACGTTTCTTTAACTACGCTTTCAATTGTTTTCTTTGCTGTTGGTGTTGCTTGTGCTTCAACTTCTTCTTCTACTACTGGAGCTTCTTCAACAACTTCTTCTTCAGTTGCAACTTCTTTTATTTCTAAAATAATTCCTTCAACTTCTACTACTAAAATACGTCCGTCTTCTAACTCATATTCTCCGATTGGTACAGGAATTTTTTGTTCGTCTTCAGTTACAATAAAAACTTCTTTGTCAGTTTCAAAAGCATCAGCTTCAAAAATTGTTATTCCGTCCATTAATTTCATTGTTTCCAATTTCACTTCCATTCCTAAAAGTGTTTTGATTTGATTAATTACGCTTGTTTTCATATTTTATTTTTTTATGCTTTGTAAAATTGATAAGGTTCTTTGACTTATTTTTATGGTTTCAACATTTAAAGCCATATATTTCTTTAATTCATTAGCAACATCAGTTAATCCTAAATCAGTTATTTGCTTTAAAACAATAGTCTGCCTTTCTAATAATCTTGTAAAAGAAGCAATTTTTGAATCAGTTATAGCAGATAGTTTTGCTATTTGATTATCAACGTCATTTTTTCTTAATAATTCACCCCTTTCTTTTTGAAAGTCATCAATAATGTTTAAATTAACTTCGTGTTTTGCTAACTCCGTTTTGTCGGATAACTTGTTGTAAACGTTTTGTAGTGTGTTCATATATGTATAATTTAATTGTTTATTATTTGTTGTATTTTCAAACTTAACGTCCTTGTCGTGTATAAGTTTTAACGTAATTTTTACTTGACTTTAATTTGCTATTTCGTGTTTTTGCGTGTACTCCTGCACGTTTAACTTTCGGTTTTTTAAGATGAACTTTAACGTTAGTTTGCTTCGCCATTTAAAATAATTTCTTTGATTTTGTCCATTAAAATTTGCTCGTCATTTACTAAACTCATTTCGTATTTGTCTGCAAAATAACCTTCAATAGAAAATCCTTTTACTTCACCTAATTTTACTTTGTTCCAAATTTCATCGTTGTTTACTTTCATAGAAATTACCCAAGTACCTTTTGGAAAATTAAATCCGTAGTTCGTGCTTTTGTCGTTTTTTCCTTCTGTAATCCAACTTTCAACAACCGACATTCCGTCTAACTTTTGTTTATGTTCTAAAGTTGCGTTGTTCTGGTTGCTATTCATAAAAAACAATTCACTTGCTTTTCTTACAGTTTCTTCAGAAAAGTAAATATAGTATTCTTCGTTCTTGTCGTTCTTGCGGTAAATTTGTTTATTAGGAATTAACGCTGCACCCATTAAAATACGCTTTTCAGCATCAACTTCTTTTAACTCTATTTCGTGTTTTTTTAGTGCTATAAAGTCGCTTTCGATTGCAGGACTTGACACTACTGAAACTGCGTCTATTCCGCTTGTCTCGTCTTTTTCGTCAATTATTAATTCAACTATTCTATACATAATATATTAATTTAATTATTGTTTGTTTGTTGTATTTTCTAACCGCCTAAAGTTGCGTTTGCTAACCTGTTTCTATCTAACGCCTGTTGTGAAGTTACTTGCCCTGAAACAACGTAAGCTTGTATTGGTTGTTGTCCTAAACTTGCTAACTGATTAACTCCGCTTTGTCCTACAACATTAAATTGTGGTGCGCTCATTGTTGGTACTGTTGCACCGCCACCACCACCACCACCACCGCCTGTACTTGGTGTTTCTCCCCCTTCAAACTTTGATGCCGCTATTTTCTTAATATTCATTAAACCTGCTGCAACAGCACCTGCAGCGGCTATTGGTGCAAGTACAGCACCTACTACTGGAATGCCTGCCGCTGACTTAAATGCCGCAGTTGCCGCCGTATAAGTATCAATTGTTGCAGAAGCAATATTTGCAGCCTTCTGTATATTAAACGCTGTTTTTTGTGCCTTCTTATTTTTACCTGCAAACAAAGTTGCTACGTCTGCAAATGCTTGAAAACTTCCTTTGACTAAATCTAATTGTTGTTGTAAAAGAGCGGCTTTTTTTTCTTTTTCTTCTTTTGCTAATTGTATTGATTTTTCGGATGCTGTTTTTTCATTTTCTAATTTCTTGACTGCTAATTGGTCTTCATAAGACATAATTTGTAAATCAATTTCTTGCTTTGCTTCGTTATATGCAATTTCAGCGTCTAACCTTCCTTGAGTACCTAATTTATATACGTCTATTTGTTCTTGAAGTCTTGAAAGTTGTAATTCTTTTTCTTTGTTTGCAGTATTGATTTGAGCCTGTAGTTTCTTTTCTTCGTCTTTAATTAATTCATTTGTAGCTTTTTCTCTTTCAATTGCTAAAGTTACTTCTGATTCAGTTCGTGTTTTTGTTAACTCGTCAGCTTCACGTTGTAACGCAAGGTCATTTGCTAACTGTTCAGAGCGTAAACCTTCTATTTGTGCTAATACTCCAACTTTATTTGCTTGTGCATCTAATAAAGCAACTTGATTTTCTGTTGTTTTTGCTTTGTTATATTCTAATTGAGCAGCTTGAACTTGTAACGCAGCTTGTGCTAACATAGCTTTTTCTTGATTGTCAAGAACCGATTTTAAATCATTATTTGCTTTTATTCGTTCTGTTATAGAATTACGTTCTTCATCTCTTATTTGACGTAATTTTTCCGCTTGCATATCGTACTTCTCAATTAATAAACTTTGTTGAGCAGCTGCAATCGCAGCATTGTTCTTTGCGTTTACTAATGCTTTACCTTGTGCGTATGCTGCACTTATACTAATCTTACTTACTTCTTCAATACCACGTTTTCCTAAATCAACAACTTCACCTATTGCTTCACCAAAATTATTGTAAATGTCTTTGCCAGATTTTACAACATTTTTTCCAATATCAACAATATCTTTTTCTGTTGCCTTAATATTTTTACGAAGTTCTTTAATTACTTTAGGGTCTTTATCACCAAAAAATGATTTTTCCCAAGCAATTTGTAATTCTTGAATACCTAATTTTAAACTAAAAAATGTAAGCTTTAACGGAGCAAGCACAATGTTTAGTAAACCACCCATTACTTTTGCAAGAGCGTTAAATCCACCTGTTGCTTCATATGATGCTTTTGCTGCTGAAATAACTGCCCCTACCGTCTTATTGAAAACAATACTAATAGTTTCCATTACTGCGGAAAACGTTGTTGCTACTTCTTGGTTTTGTTCAAACGCACTTTTTAATGCTACAAACGATGAAATTATTAAACCAATTCCTGCGGCTTTTAATGCAGTTCCAACTCCAACGGCTGCTGTTTTTATTTTTTTAAAACCATTTTCTGCACCGCTTGTTGTGTCTTTAATTGACTTAACAGAGTCGTTTAATAACTCTGTTTTTTTTGTAGCATCTTTAACACTATTGGAAGTTTTTACAAAATCTTGCGATAAATCTTGAACGTCACCTTGTGCTTGTTTAAGTTGTTGTTTTAAATTGCCTAAATTAGAATTTACTTCTAATTCAATTACTTTTTTTTCAGCCATTATTCTTTAGTTTTTTTTCTATTAACCTTTTGCGTTGTGCTTGTTTCCATTGTTCTTTTATGGAAGTAGTAAATTTATATTTACCTTTTGCGATGTCGATGTTTTCACTTTCTCCGTAAAAATCACTGAGTAAAAGCATTTCTATTATTTTGTTTATCATTGTTGTTCTATTATTATATAACTTGTGTCCGTGTTTCCGTTGGTGTAGTTACTTGTTAAACTTATTGTAATTGTTCTTGCTGCGTTTGCAGGAACTCCTATTATTAGAAAACCTTCACTTGTGAATAATACGCTTGACAAAGTAACATTACTTGCATTTGCGCTTTTTGAAATTCTTACTTCATAAACTCCTGTGCTAAAATAAATTGCCATTTTGTGATTGCTTCCTGTTCCTACTGGACTAATTTCGTACTTAATTGGTTTTACTTCTTCAAAATCACTAATCAAAGAAAAGTTAACATCACCTGTTGTTAAGTCGCTTTGCATTTCATTTATTAAATAACGTTTATCTCTTATAACAAGTCGGTCGTTTAACTGAAGTTGTGTAAGTAAAGAAACAGGAAGTATCGTTTTAACTTTTACTAATCTATTTTTATAGTTATATAAATTTTCTAAATAGTTAGAATAGTAAATTTTATAAAGTGTATTCGGATTGTTTACTAAATAAAAACTTGAAATTTCTTCGCCAAAATTTAATGTAACAGGAAAAAAACCACCTAATGAATTTAATATATTTGTGTCTTGTCCAAATGGAACGTATTCTGGTATATGTGGACTTCCGCCGTCCCAATGTAAAGGTGTGCCTGTTATCGTTGTTAATTGGTTCATATACAATAAGCAAGGTTTAGGTATGTATGAAGCTAACTCTTTATTTAAGCAATAACCTACTTGCAAATTGTTTCCAAAATTATTATGTAGTAAATTCTCAAATGGACTTTCTATTTTGTATTCGCCACCGTCATAGTTCCAACCTATTTTTGCATTTCCATATCCGTGTGCATCTATATTCAAAGGATTCTCTAAAAATGCTTTATTCATTAAACTTTCACTATCTTGGTATTTAAACTCGATTGACTTGTACAACTTCATTCTTTCAACTTCAATGCTTGTAACATCAGTAAATTGTGTTATATCTCTAATAATTCCCCTTCCGTACCAAACAGGCAACGGGTCAAAAGTAAATACGTTCTTCTCATTTGAGTAAACCGTTATATTAAACTCTTTGCATATTCCAGAAATAAAATCGCTTATTTTCATATCTGGCACCATTTGTTGCAAGTTTATATTTCCCGATGTATTTTGTGATGAGTACGCGGTTGCTGTTCCTGTAGAAGAACTTCCGCCCCCTGTAAAGAAAATTTGTTTTGTATATCTAAAATCTAAATCAACTGTGTTTACTGTTGCTCCCCTTAATTTAAAAGTAAATATTGCAGTATCTGAATTGTTAATACTTATTGAAAAAGGTGCGCTTAATGGAGTTGTACTTCCATAAGGCATTACAGTATTATAAGTAAATGATTGACTATAAACATCATTTTTGTAAACATCAATGTAAAAATCAAACGGGTCATATGGTGACAATGCAGAACAAAAAATTTGCAAAGTGTGCGCCATTGTTTGCGAAGAATTTTCAGTTGAAGGTAAAATATTAAATGTGTTGTTTGCTATATTAAACGCGGTCTGTGGGCTTAAATTATTATAACTAACACTTTGTATATCTATTGGTACTCCTTCGCCTTGTAAATTAATAACGTCTTTGTTTTTAAACCATAAAAATGCTTTTTTAAATAAATCCGAACTTAAAAATAAACCATTAAATGTTATTCCGTATTGATTTTGTATTAAATCAAAAATACTTGCAACTCTAACCGCAGGAAATAATTCAGTATAAAAAAGTCTTCCGGTATTATGCCCTAAATTATTTACATTGCTTGATGGGTAAGTGTACCATTCTGGAAGGTTTGCTGTTGGTAATGGAACACTTGAACCAAACTGCCAAACTCGTTTAGAACTTATTAAAGGATAACGAACGTCGTAATCAGTTACTAAACTATCTATTGTTATTCTATCGTAAACTTCTTTTTCTGTGTATTCGTGGTTTAAACTTGTGTAATCTAATTGGTTTAATTTGTCTTCGTTGAAGTAATCTTTTAAACTTACACCTGCTCCGTAAAATGTTACTGAATAACTATCAGGTCTTCCGTTTTTTAGGTTCGTCTTTTCAAGTTGAATTTTACCACGTCTAAATAACACCGTGTCAACTTCAATAAAAGCGTTGTATCTATTTTGGTAATCTATTATTCCTAAAGAGTCAACATCATTTTGGTAAAAGTGTTTAAATATAGCGTTGTTAGTTGGTGAACACGGAATTGTAAATCCCTGTGAATAGTCTGTAAATATTTTACTTATATCCGAAATATTTTGAATAGTTGAACTTACGGAAATCTTTTCATCGTTGAATAATTCTAAACGTGCAAAGTTTGTTTCCGCTTGTGCAAAATCTGTTTCAATAAAAATGCCAACTTCTCTTTTCATTATATTACTGAATTAATAACATCGTATGCAAACTCAAAGTCTAAACTATAATTAATTTGTTTCGTGTTTATATGCTTAAACAACTCCGTGCTTTTAGTATTAATCTTTGCAGGTTTGTTGTCTATTAGAATTCGTTCGCTTAACATTATTTGTTTTAAAACTTCCTTCCAAGTTTCCTTAACCCAACCTGTATTTACTTTAATACTTTTCTTTGCGTTGGTATTAAATGTTTTTCTTTGCCCTTCTAATCCACTATAAAAAGTTGTTGGAAATTGTGATGTTTGCATCAAATTGTATTCCGTGTTTTCAACATTAAAGTTATCTGTACTTGCTTTAAAAAAGAATTCTCTTTGCCAAGCTCCGTACTTGTTTACAAAGTCAATTATAACAGGTGTATATTTGCATTCTTCTAACGGATAAAAATACCAAGTTGCTTGTACTGCTGAAGCTCCGTTTAAAATTTCTACTTTGTTTCCTTCGTTTACATTTGCGGTTCTTACTCGTGGAATATCAAATGTCGAACTTGCTACTGCTAAACTTGTTACTACTGCGGTGCTTAAATTTGTGTAACGTGCTGTAAAACTTGCGCCTGTTGTTACTCGTATTTTTCCTGCGTCTGAAGTAGGATTATAGTAATAATTTCCTGCGTCAAGTCCATAGTTTCCTAAATCTTTATTATAAAGGTCTTCGTAATATGTATAACCGTCAAATGCTATGTGTGTTTGTGTTGCTCCTACTTGTGCATAGGTAGTGCCGTTATACCAATAAAGTTTTAGTTGTACGTTTACTCGTTCATTCGTTGGGTTTGTTACTGCTGAATTTCCACCTGCTGCACACAAATTGAATTTTATGTATTCTCTAATATATGGACTAACATCGTACAAAGTGTCAATATTTGTTGGTGAAGGAATTAATTTACTTAACGTGTATGTAGGTGTTCCGCCAAAAGTTGTTGGACTTAAAAATATTTCCAACTTTGAACCAACTTGTGTTGATTGTGCTATTCTTACTATATACGGTGAACGTGCAAATATATTAGCCATTATTTCTTTTCGTTTTTAAATTGTGTTTGTTTAAATAAATTCATTGCATCCAACCCAAACTTTTCAACAAGTTCATCAGGCAATCTTTTAAACGCAGCTTCAAATGGTTTGGTAAAAAATAAACTCGGTTTTATTCCTTGTGCAAATATTCTTTTCTGCAACCAAAAACCCAAACTTTTATAACCACCCTTTGCAAATGTTCCGTCTGCATTTCTAAATCTTATATTCTTTTTTTGCGCCCATTTACTCAAAGGTTCAACAGGTGGCATTTTACTTTTAAAACTAAACGGACTATTCGGAGCTTTTTGTTTTCCGTTTTTTACTAAACTTG